ACCTGGACAGTGGAGTGCAAGAAAAGCACAGATGCTAGCTAAAAAATACAAAGCAGCAGGTGGTGGTTACAAATAATGCTAGACTTTATTAAAAAGATTTTAGGTATATCTAATCTTGAATACAAGATAAGATTACTTGAAAGAAAAAACTATTGGCGAGAAAAATACAATGGTAGCAAAGGTATCAACAATTAAATCTAAAATAAAAAAAGGTAAGAAACTAGGATTCAGTGAACGTGCTCGTGCAGTGAATAAAGGTCTATTACCAAGTAAAAGGAAAAAAAATGAAAAAAGCAAAAGCAAAAATAAAAAAAGTTATTAAAGGTCTAAAAGGTGCTGTTAAGGCACATACTGGACAACATAAATTATTATCAAGTGCTCTAAAAGGCAATGGCAAGAAAAAGAAAAGAGCCTAAGAAAGGTACAGGTAAACACCCAGGAAAGAAGTATGGTCGGAGACTCTATACAGACGAAAACCCTCGTGACACTGTTGGAATTAAGTTCGCAACGCCAGCGGATGCGAGGAAAACTGTGGCGAAAGTTAAAAAAATCAGTAAGCCGTTTGCTAGGAAGATTCAAATTCTAACTGTTGGAGAACAGAGAGCAAAGGTTATGGGTAAATCTGAGGTAGCATCTATATTTAAAAAAGGTAAAGAGGCTATAAGAAATAGGAGAAGAGCATAATGGCACTTGCTAAAAGTCAAAGGAGTTTAAAAGCATGGGGAAAGCAGAAATGGAGAACGAAATCTGGAAAGAAGTCTTCGGAGACTGGGGAAAGATATTTGCCAGAGAAAGCTATCAAGAGTCTATCATCTGCGGAGTATGCGGCAACGACAAGAGCAAAGCGAAAAGGAACAAAAAAGGGCAAACAGTTTGTGAAGCAACCGAAAGCGATTGCAAAAAAAACAGCTAAATACAGGAGGTACAGCTAATGCCAGGAATGATGAGAAATAATATGAAGAAAAATGGTATGAAGAAAACAGCTATGAAAAAAAAGTTTAAGGGTTTTTCTAAACTACCAGAAAAAGTACAAATGAAAATGAATAAGAAACTAGCTAAAAAAGTATAATGAGAAAAGGACTATACGCTAACATACATGCTAAAAGAAAGCGTGGTGAGAAGATGAAAAAGAAAGGTGCTAAAGGTGCACCAACTGCAGCTAATTTTAGGAGGGCTGCTATGACAGCTAAGAAAAAATAATGGCAGAAGTAAAAGATAAATTAAAAAGATATGGTTTATCTAGACTTAATCAAGTTAAAAGAACACCTAATCATCCCACAAAAAAAGCTGTAGTTGCTGTAAAGGATAATAGTAAAGTTAAGATTATTCGTTTTGGTGATCAAAAAATGGGTCACAATTATAGCAAAGAAGCTAGAAAAAGTTTTAAAGCTAGACATGCAAAAAATATAGCTAAAGGGCCTACAAGTGCAGCTTATTGGGCTAATAAAACATTTTGGTCTGGGCCAGGTGGATCTAAAAAATCACCACCTAAATCACAGAAACATGTAAAGGGAATAAAACGTAAATAAAAAAGGGGGAGCCATAAGACCCCCCCATCGCAGGCAACAACAAAGACACACAGAGATTACTCTGGGTGTCTTTTTTTTTGGTCTGATTGATACATAGATCTATCTCCCCATCTTTTTGTCCAAAGATAGCTATTAAATCTAGACACATATCTTTCGACCAATTCCATAATTTTATTATGCCAAAACAATCTTCTAAAGTTTTTGTATAATCTGTTTAACATCATCTTCTAATTTTTTACCTAAAGAGTTAGCGTGATTAATTATAGCAGCACATAGATTAGCTTGGTAAGGATAACCTTTTAATGCTTCTCTGATCTTACCTACAGGTTTACCACCATAATCAATGACTATAGAATTTTTTTCATTCAATCCAATCTTTAATTCAAATAGCAATCCTGTATGAATATCAATATTACTTTTTGTCGACATCCTTTCCTCCGTCTTCATCTGCAAGTTTAAGGGTAGTCATTATGTGCATTAGTGCAAATACTTCAGCATATGGTCTGCTCATAAGATATTTCATAATATCCTGTAATTGTTTTGCATCAATTAAGTATTGCTTTGCCTTTGGTTGTTTTTCTTTATCCATATATTCCTCCTATTAAAATGGTATGTCATCATCAAGACGATCATTTAGTATTTTTATTCTATCTTCTGCAGTAGCTATCTTACCTATAAGTGCGTCTATCTCTCTTATTATCTGAGGATGATCACCTATACCTGCAGGTCTTTCTAGATATATATTAGCAGTTGCTACTGCTTCTTCTACATCTGCTTCATATTTTTTTCTTAACGCTTTTATTATATGATCTCTTAATGACATTATTGTGCCCCCTTAAATTGATAGTATTTATTTTCTACTAGTTCTTCATCATCTAAATACGGATTTGATTTAGCTGATTTAGATTCTCTAGCATCTCTTATGGTTTGATTTAAAGTTCTACCTTTCTTTAAACAACCTTGTACGAACTCCTCTACCTCAAGTAGAGCCTGTTTAACTTGACCCATTGCTGACCTCCTTTATAAGTCTATTTAAATACCAACTAGCTTTTTGTAAATCCTCTAATGGTTCACCTTTGAATTTATATCTTGCAACATACTTTAATATATTACCTTTTAGATATCCATGAAACTCATCATTAGTCATACAATCACTAATCACATCTATTGTTTCTTTTTTACCATGTAAGTAATGAGATGGTGCATTAACATTATCTGGAAAATCATCATCTACATCACGAATCCACATGGGTATTTTTTTATCTTCTTCCATATTTTCTCCTAATTGTATTATACTCTATCATCTCTAAATCATACTCACCTTTAGAGACATTACGCTTAACCACAAGTCCACTCCACCACATTTGTTGTGTAGCTTTAGCATAATTTTCTTTGTGATGCAAGTAACATCCTGCAGATAATCCCATTAATTTTCTGCCAGATGGTAATGCACACATAGCATAATCAAACGTATGTATATGACCTACGGTAGACGATACCTTATTTTTTAGTAGGAGAGAACGAGCAACATTGTCACCGCTAATAGGCTTCCCCATGACACCAGTAGGATAATTGTGGCAATAATATATACCATCGACATTAACAGGTTTTTGGTACTCATGTACCTCCCAACCAAATTTTTCAAATTTAAAATCATCTGTACTAATTGTACCATCAAGTTCTGGTATATCATCTATCGTTCTATCTATCCTATCTTCGTGATTACCAAGTAGCATGATCTTTCTTGGTCGTCTTCCATCTAGACCTTTGTTAAATTTTTCTAATGCATCATGGGCATGTTCAATATCCTTTTTATATCTCCTACCTTCAAATTGTTTTTTACCTTTATCATAACTCGATAAAGAATCCATACTTGCAAAATCACCCATGCATATTATTGTATTTGGTTTTAGATCATGTGCAAACTTTCCTGCCCACAAAAATCTTTCATTGCTTGCTTTAGGTGTACAATGAGGATCACCTATTACTAAATGTGTTGCCACTAGTTTAACTCCTTATCACGTTTCATTTTTAAGTATTCAAGAAAATCAACAACATTAGATTCATCATCAAATTCTGCCACAGAACTTATTGTTAAATCTTTATCGTTTTTCTTTTTATCATCGGCAAAACCACGAAGACCCCACAGAAACGTAGAATGTGGATCCGTAGTTGCCATTTTTATCATGCCTCTAGCTATAGTAGAGCATAATTCATATTGCTCTGTGGACATTTTAGATTTACTATCCATTATAATTCCACATTGAAATCCTTTCTGCCAAGGACTAACTATTACCTTAACAGAATTTATAAAACTTAAATTACTTTTTTTTGACATCCCAATACCTATCGTAATTTTTACTATTATATTCTAATACCATATGTTCATATCCCCTCTTCATACTTTTTTTACCAAATTCATCTGCCTCTTTTTCTTTATCAAAGACAGTATTAGTAAATAGTTTGTAATCTTTATCCTCCTTGTTTTTAAATACTACAAAATATAAATGCATAACCAAGAGTCAATGGTGAATAGACCCCTTAAACTAATCACCATTAAACTCTTTTGTCTCCTCGTAGAAAGGAAATCTGTAATACTGTTTCCTCATTTGTTTATACTTTTCCAAACTTTAGTAGCCGCCTGTTTAATATTACTATCCCAGTAAAAAGGGCTAGGATCTGTATTAAGTGGAGTTATCTTTATTGCTTTTTCGATATCATTATCACACATATCAATAAAATTTTCTAAAGATTTAAAGTCTCTAACTAATTCATCATAACCATTTTTTACATCTTGCTTTGTAAGATCATACCAAAGTGTTTTTTTTGGTGTAGCATATAGTAAAGCTATAGGCTTGTCATGTAATTTAGAATACAATGCTTGTTGCCTAACATGATCTATCTTAGGTTTAGTAGGTAATCTTAGTGTAGATTTTAAATCTACTATTAGATTATCATATTCAAAGTCAGTAAATAATCTTACTGGATGCTCAAGACCCTTAACCTTTTCTACTTTTTCTTTTTGATAACTAACTATATTTCTTAGTTGTCTTTCATATAACTTTTCCTCAAACTTTTTAGCTATATCTATAGAGTTATACAACTCACTTTCTGCATTAAAAAATTTATATTTACTAAATTTATGAGAAAGTAATTTAGTAAAATACTTATCATCTTTTTGTTGCATACCTCTTTTAATTTTATAATAAGCACCAAACTCTGCAAGATTACCTCTGACCATGGCAGGACTACTAGATACTTTTAAACCTAATCCATAATGAACCAACCACTCACTAGGATTGTGTTTAAATTTATTAACAGAACTAAAGCTATGCTTAAAGTCACTCTTAACTATATTTTTTAATTCCATAATGTATCTAGTAGTTTATGTTATTAAGCTGACAGTACCTCTTCTGGATCAACTTCATTTACAATCTTAGCATCATCAAGATCACTACCATTTGGTTTTTTAGATTTTGCAGAGTTATATAAATCTACAATCTCTTTATTCTCCGTATCAATAGTATCTTGAAATACTTTTATTGTTTCCATATCAGCATCTGATAGTTTTAAGTTTTCATCAGAGTTGACTCCTATCTCTGGAACATAAAAGACATTACCACCCTTCTTCTGTCTTTTAGTATTCAAAGAGAAAGTACAGTTAAACATTAACTTACGTTTTTTCTTTAACTGATCTAGAGCAGCACTTACAGGAGAAAAAGCTGTACCAGTTACTCTATATAAAACTGGTAGGTTTTCTACGTTATGTGCATGTCCTTGTGCTGTTTTACCATTTTTAAATGACAATAATCCATACACAAGTTTATAACATCTTATTGTTCTTTGTTGCTCTAACTGTTCTGGAGTAAGAGTAGATCTATCCTTGAAGGGTATCTTACCACATCTAGTTCCACCAAGTATATCAATAGCCTCTTCTTTCCAGCTTTTGAATATAATAGATCTATTTACATACTCACCCTTATCTGCATCATAATGCATGTATTGCATGGCACTTATGAATGGTCTAAATGTTATTGGTTTACCATAAACATTTTGACCTACACCAGGATCATATGTAGAGAAATAACCAACTGGCAGCTGATTGCCATCGTCATCCTCTGGTGTTCTA